GTCTGCACTTTTTTCAACGCTTGTTCGTTCGTTGCCTGGTTTTGCGCGGACTTCAAAACAGCAGCGGAAAGTTCATCAACTACTTTAGCTTGTGCCTTATATTCATCCGATTCTTCGCCGAGTTCGCGCCCGATGTCGTCCAGCTTTTTTTGCTCATTTTGAAGCTTTGCTTTCAGCTGATCATGTGCTGCGCCTTGTTCTTTAATCTTTGCAATTAGCTTTGTTTCCTCTGCCATAATGGCTTGAATCTTCGCTTTTTGCTCTGTGAGAATCTTTGAATATACCTCAAGCTTTTCGGCATCATTGTTTAATTCATTGCCGTTTTCGTCAAACTTTGCGCTTGTGTTTTTAAGTTCCGCTGAAAGGAGTTTAAGTTCCCCAGTTATGCTCTTAAGAGCCGCTTTGTACTCTGATTCGCCCGTAAGTTTAACCGCGCCACCGAATCCAGACAAAGCGTCACCCCCTTTACAGCCAAGTTTCCTCTTGCAATGCCCGCGCCTTTAATGTGGCATAAGTTACTCCAGCGCGTTGCATCTGCATTTCCTTGTCAAAATCGTCTTTATAATGCTGATATAGCCGGAAAAACATCCGAATCGTAAGCCTTCCGGTTTCTTTCAGCGTCAAGCCAAGCTTTTTTCTTCCGATATACGCATACCACGAAAAGTCAAACGGTTCGGCTGGTTCGATCTCGTCAGGCTCATCGTGGACTATGCGTTTTTTTCGTCACTCTTAACGGATTCGGTCACGGTTTCATGCAACGCGTCCGATGCCGTATCCATACCGACTTCGGACAAAATCCGTCCAACCTGTTTAAGCGTGAATGGCTGTAGTTCGCTGCCCGTTTCCTCATTTTCGATGTCAATACCTTCGTTGAGCATTGCCCAAACTCCGTATTTTAACGCGGCTGCGTCCGGTTCTGCGCCATCCGTAAGAGATCCCCAGTTTTCAATCGTCCCGTACTTCTCTTGTATCGTTTCCATTACGTTCAGATTGAAAACAAGCATATATTTGTGATCTTTATAAGTTAAGCTTCCGCGATAATCACGCATAAAAAAGTCCTCCTTCTTCAATCAACCCGAAAAAAGGGGGGATCGCTCCCCCCCTTATTCACGAATTAAGTGCCGCTGGTCTCCCAGAGTGCATACAGCGTCACGTCACCGGTGGGCGTGTACGGCTCAGTTACAGCCGTGGTTCCAGCGGCGGTCGTGACCCAGCCGCCAAATGTCTTATTGGACGGAGCGATCATGGCTCCCTGTCCGGGCAGAACATTGATAGAATCACCCTCAGCTACGACAGCCGCAGCGGGAGGATTGCCTGTTCCGGTGTTTTTGTCATAGGTGATGGTGTAGTGCGATCCAACGGAGATAAGATAGTTCAAGGCTTCTTGCTTCGTGGAGAAAGTCTTAGCCCAAGACCAGTTCCCGTTGTCAAGCGTCATGATGTCTCCAGAGAACTCCGGCGTACCGAACTCAAGATCCTCGCCGCGGGTCTCATTTTCCTGAGACGGTTCGGAGAACTGAACCTTATTAAGAAACTCAACGACATACTTGGTCACGCCGCTGACCATCTTCGTCACGATACGACCGAGACCGAGATAAGGCGCAGAATCACTGGTAGAACGGATCATTAGACCGTCCTCGACAGTATGTCCAAGAAGCGCAGCCTGAGTGGTGATGTCATCTTCATCGAGGGTCATCGTTACAGTTCCGCTTGCAAAACCGGAATCACTCTCTGCAACTGCATCATCAGCATACAATTTGGCATCGCTGGCTTCAATATCCACAGAGCAGGATACAGCTTTGCCGGGTTTCTTCGCCGCGCCATAGATCGCGCCGCCATCATCGCTTTCGGTCAGTTCAAAATACCGAAAATTGTTCAAACCAATTTTTGCCATTATTCTACCTCCTGCTTATGACAAGCAAAACATAGGGTTTTATGATAGTATCCGGTGTCCGATTCATAGAAGTCAGGCGAACAGCGGGACGGTTCAAACATCCAGCCAGCCGTTTTCATGATCTCCTTGATCTTCCGGATTATGGGGGTATAGTTTGTTTTTGAATAAACATCAAAATCGTAGTAAGTAACGAATCCTTGCAAATCATCGTCGCCGCCATACGAACGGTCAGCGTCAGTTTGCATATAGGTGACATAAGGTTCGCCATGTCCGAGATAGCGCAGGAAAACGACGGGGATCTGTACGCCGTCAACGGCAAAACCATTGAACAGCACTTCAATAACTTCATTCATCAAGCAGACCCCCAGACAACTCACGTTGTGCCTTCATCATTGCCGATGTGATCGCGCCCTTGTTGAACGACTTGCGCATGAAAGGCTGTTTCGGGTAGTTTTTGTGCGCTTCGCTACTGCCATATTCAAACATATTGCAGACCAGCGGTGCAGGTGTTTTTACGCCTTTTTCATTGTTGAAATACCCGTAGAAAGCCACCTTGGTGTTGATGCCATCATCGGACGGTGTTTTGTATGTGACCGTCGTTTTTAGGCATGACATAATGTCAGACGAGCGCATAGCTTCGGGAACATTTGATTCAACCATAGACCGAACAACCGCCGCCCCGGCTTGTGTCATCCCGCCGAAGATTTTTTCGTAGTTCGTCGCTACGCTTTCCATCTCGCGGATGATTTCCGTCGGAAGTTGTACCTTGAAGCTTCCCATTAATGGGTCACCTCCTTGGCTTGAATCTCCAATTCCGTCCCGCGTTCGTCTACATTATTCAAGTATGCGATTTCATAGATCTTCCCGGCATAATGGATCTTCATATCCCTGTTGATTTCAACTGCGGGGTAACGGATCGTAAAATTGGTGTATGCCTTTTCAAAATCAGACCCAGCAGCAATCAAGGTGAAACCGCGTGTTGTCTTGATATTCGCCCATGCCGTTAAAACAAGGGTTTCCTGTTCGCATTGAAAACCCTCTGCATCTTTAACGACAGTTGTCGAATAAATCTCAATTTTGCGGTCATAACTGCCGGGGTTGATCTTACCCTTCACTCCGAGCATAACAAGTTAACCTCATGCAAGCCCAAAATCGTCGTTACCGTATGGTTGACATCGACATCGTCGCCGACATAGTAAACGCGGTTGTCGTACATATCCTGCACAAGGATCAGCACCGCGATCACGACATCAGGATATGCGTCCAATTCCGTTTCGGTCTTTCCGGTGTAGTGCGAACAATACGCCTTCGCCACGGTCAGTAGATTAGAAAGCAAAGACGCTTCCCCCTGACCGTATCCGTCGGGAAGTCGCAGATATTCGGCTACATCCGCAACGGTGATCTGGCTGACCTTCGTGATCGTTGTCATGGTTCCCCCTTAAGTCTCTTCCGCCGTTTCGTCAGCCCAAACCGCATAAAGCGTGATGCTGTCCTCTGGCGTGTACGGGCTTTCAACATCCGCCTCTTCAGCGTCATTGGTTGTTGCCCAGCCAGCAAACTCTTTGTCTGTCGGAGCAGTCAATCCAGTTCCGTCAGATAGTGAAACTGAATCACCAGCCGCAACATGCGCAGCGGCTACGGTTCCCGTGCCACCGTTAGCGTTATAGGTCACGGTAAGGACATCAACATCAACTGTTGCGGTTTCGTACTGAGTTACATCATACGAACCGTTTTTCGTGATCGCCTTCGTCCCGGTCGGGTCAATAAGTTCGTAATCCTCAACCAGCCCAGCGGCCTTCATGGTCGTGGCTTCGTCGGAGGAAACGGTAAAGACTTCGCCGAACGCATGGGAAGTGATGTCACCCGTTGACGCGTTTCTTTCGCTGAACGCTACTTTTGCCTTTACGATTGCCATTTTTCGTTGTCTCCTTCCCCGCCGGTTCATCCATTACACGGACATAACCAACGCGAATCAGTTCATCCCATACGGGAGAGGGGGAAACCTCGCGGATCTCCCCCTTGCACATTGTCGCAACTCCAGAAAATGAGAGTACGGCCTTGACCTTCATCAGGCCATCACCAACTTCGCGATCTTCTGGGCGTTCTCAACCTTGGAATCGAACTCAAACCAGCCGATTACGCCGACAACGTGCTGATCGGCATAACGTTCGCGGAGAACTTCGATATTGATTTCCTCATTAAATTTGGTCGCAAGACCGGACATGTCACCATAATAGATGGCGGTCTTGCTGTGCGCGATCTCAGGCATATTGTCGGATACATAGACATCCTTGCCGAGCAGCTTCGTGCCGTAAGCGGAGTTGATGTCATCCTGAAGGAGATAACGGCCTTCGTTGTCTTTCAGCAGACGGAGCGCGGTGCGCGTCGCCGGAGACATAACCCAGATGGCGTTCTGCTGGAACTCGTCCTTGACCTTGTCATGCAGCTTGATAACCTCGTCCGCCGTGATAGCATTCTGCGCGGCAGCGGTCAGGCTGTTGGACAGATCGGCAAGACCGCGAACCTTGGAGGCTGTACCGTTGAGCAGTTCGCCTTCAATAAACCGCTTGATGGCATAAGCCATGTGCTCAACAATGAAGTCGGTAACATTGAACTGCGCATTGTTGATCAGGCTGCGGGAGATCTTCGTCAGAGCACCAGCGAGGAAGCCAGTCAGGGTAATGCTGGCAAACGCGCCGACATTGCTCTCGATGCTGGAAAACTCAGACTGGTAGTCAACCGTGATGGCAGCGGTGGTTACCGTCTCCGCATAATACGGGATCTCCAGCTGTCCTTTTACATTGTAATGGGTAGACTTTTCGAGAATTGGGCAGATGTCATAAACCTTTTTGATGATCTTGTTGGCGATGGTCTTCGGGATCACCGCACCGTTCGCGTCCTTGCTCAAGACGGCAGTATCATCACGGCTATTCAGGACAGTACCACGGACAAACGCATCAAAAGCGGCTTCCTCCCGCTCTTCGATGCTGCGCTCTTCGTTTTTGGGTTCTTCAACGGCAGGTTTTGCGTTTTCGGCAGAAAGTTCTCTCATGTCATCCTCCAATTCTAGCGTCTTTGCAATACGACGCACGGTGTCGCGGATCTCCGCAAGTTCGGCGGCTTCGTCTTCCGTCAGTTCCCGCTTTTCTTCCTTGGCCTTTCCGAGGATCTCTTCAGAGCGGGTAACAAGTTCGTTCTTTTTTTCGGTCAATTCCTTATAAAGCATGATTAATACCTCCGTATTTCGTCGATGAGTTTTTCAAACTCTGAGTAGTCAATTTCCGGTTCAGTTTCGTCACGAAGTTCAGCGTCTTCAAGGTTTGCTTCCGAGAGATTTACGGGTTGTGCGTCATCCCGGACGGTAACAAGCGTCCCTTCGTATGCTGGGTTTTTCTGCCGGTTCAGCAACGAAACTTCGACCATGTCCAGATCCCGCACTTTGCGTAGCGGGAGATTGGTTTCCTCGTCCGTCCCGGCTTCTACATCCCTGTCATAAAAGCCAAATGACCATCCGACAAGATTACCGTCCCTTGCGTCCCTTGCCACCTCCGCGTCATGGATGGTTGCACGGGCGTGAAGGCCGATAGAATCCTCATGCAATTCAAGATTGCCATCTTTCGTCCCGCCGAGATCGCGGTTTTCATCATGGTTCAGCAAAAGCCTGATATTATCGTTGCGGTCGATGGCTTTTTGAAATGCCCCTTTGCAAATGCGCTCAATAAACTGCCCGATACGTGACCAAAGCGGTTTTGAGTTGCGTTCAACGGCGTTCACATAGCCTTCGACCTCGACTTCGTCATTTTTGACCCTGATTTGCACACATACACCCCCTTTCCATAAGAAACGCCCGTCGAAACGGGCTTTTTTGTCATCAAACTGTCAGATCCCCGCCGTTTGGCACGGTGTTCGGCGCGTTTTGGGCTTCAATAACCGAGTCTTCGCCGACGGTCGCCGTGGTATTGGTATTGGGGCTGTAATACTGGTGTGATGTAATGTCATACAGCACCGCACCCAGACCCACGTTAACGACATCCATACCTTCAATGCGTTCAAGGTTTTCCTGCGCCCGAATTTCATTCGTGGTTAAGAATCCGGTATCTTTTGCCATCTTATAAGCGTCATAGCGTTCTTTTAGGCTGGCCTTGACGATCTCTTTAGTATCAAAGGCAAAATATAAGTCCGGTTTTTCTTTTTCAAGCAGGAGATCCCTATTTAAAGCCGTTTCAAAGGCACGAATGACGGGGAATATTGCCAATTTGAAAGTAAGATCGAAGTTGTCCGAGATATGGAAAAGGGCGTTGATCTCGTCCATCAGCGTCTTACGGCTTTCGTTGATCTGCATTTCAACGCTGGTGTTCGTTGACTCTTTAAAGTCCAGCCCGTTGTTAAGGACTATCACATTGTCCGACCCGGTTTCGTATAGGTTTTTCCAAGCATTTTTAAGTGCGTTGATCTCTTCCTGACCCAACTTTCGCTCAGACTTTAGGAAGCCTTTTTTGCTGCCCCCGGCGGTCATAAGGTTAAGTTGGTAAAGGATCGCACGGTACGCCGTTTCCAAGGCTTTTCCGACCTCTTGCGTAAGCCCTATACCCGTCGCGCCGTCCGTTGTGTTCCGCAGAATTTTAATAAACTCAAACGGCTTGTAGTTCGCGCCGTTGACTTGCAGAACATAGTCCTTAAATAACGGCTGCGCATTGGTCATCACGGTTATAGCGTCGCCGCGAACGTAATAAAGCCCGGTCACGTTGTTCCGTCTGCGCTTGACGAAGCAATACGCCCCGCCGCCCATCAGATAGTCGGCGACCATTGCTTTTTTAAGTTGGTATCCGTCGAGCGTGTCGCCCGTGTCCCCGTTGATCATCCTTACGCGCACATCGTCCCGCAGTTCAAAAACGGAATTATCCTTCCGTTGATACAATCTGACGGGCATTGATGCTATTGCGCCAGATATAAGGTCAACCGCTCCAGATACGGCAGGTAATGTCATTGCTTGTTCACGTGTGATGGTTTCCCCTTCAAGCAACGCTTGAAGCAAAACATCACTAATCGGTGGGGTCAGCGGCGCGTCGCGTTTTTGCCGTTCGCCCCTTTTCTTTTTGCCCATAAGCTTCACCCCTTAAATAACTTGTACAGCAAAATCAGCTTGGTTCAAGAAACAATCTTGTTCTGCCAAATACAACGCGTTGATCAGGCTGACAACCATATCAACCTTGCCCCGCGACCGCTTTTTATTGACATACAAATTCTTGTTTGTGTCGTAAGCGCACCGCGCATTTTGAAAGTTAATTTCAAGCAACGGGTTTTTCTCATACAAAAAAGCCCCCGAAAGGACTTTTTCTTTGAGAAGTTTTGTCGGTGGATGCAAGACGGATGAATGTTGCCGCACCTCAACCACGTTATAACCAGCCGCATCAAGTTTCTGTGCCGTGGAAAGCGCATTGTAGCGGTCATAGCCTATTGCTTGGATCTGTACGCCCAGCCGCGTTTCAAGGCCAAGGATAAAGTCTTCAACTGCCTTGTAGTCGATCACCCGGTCGCCGCATGGAATAACGTAAGGCGTTTGGGTAAGTGTTCTATAGTCCACCTTTTCAAACGCTGTCTTTTCTTCTATGCGCCCTTCCGGGACGAACGCATAACTTGTGGCAAGAATGCGGTTGTCTTCGTCTACAGACACCAACGAAACGCTTGTATTGTCGTTTGTTTCTGAAAGGTCAAGGCCGACATACACAACGCGTCCCGCCCAATCAATATGCGAAACACGACACGCTTGAACATCTTTAACATCAATATAGGTTTCTGTGCCAACGCCTTGATAGACTATATTGCAATGCTTCGTCACGAAGTTTTCCCGCGCTGACTCCATCGCTATAGCGTAAGCGCGTTTTTTTAAAAGGTCTTCCCATATCTCCGGGATCTCTAGAGCGACCGGGTTCGCCTGTTTCAATATCAGGTCATTTGTCTCCCAGCCCTTCACTTCGTCCGGCTCATACAACAGGGAAAAGCGGGTTTCGTCTGTTTGAAGCCCGTCCAAGACTTTTTTTGAATACGCCACTTCCGCTTCAAACGGGTTGTCAATGGTGGGATATTTCGTTGAAACCAAGAAACCAAGCTTGTTTTTGATGTTAAGCTGACCCGACTTCATAGCCTCTATCGGGTATGCAATCGGTAAAGCCCCGACTTCATCGGCTATAAATGCGTTTGGCAATCTGCCGTCCATGCGGCTGGTAGAGTAGGAAAGTGGGATATACTGCGTTTGTGTCGGTTTGAATTGGATGTAGTCCCGCAGTACCTTGAAGCGTTTCGTGTCGCGGAACTGATAAACCGCCGGGGAAGATCGTATTGTCTCGCTTATGGCTTCGCGGATCTCCTTTGACAGCGACCCATCAGGCGCGACCGAATAGAATTTTGAAAACTTCGGTTCTGTCAAGAAAAGCACGATAAATATCGTGGCTATGGTGTAAGTTTTAAAGTTTTTCCGACATATTTCCAGTACGCCCATTTCGTAGCGGCGTTTCTCAAGGTCGCTACGGTAGACCGTGCAGAGCATCGCAGTATAAAAAACCCATTGATAGCCAACCGTTGCGTCGTACAGCGAAAGCCCCGCCTTTAAGCCTTTCGGCATTATCAGCAATTTCAATATGCTTTCAAGCTGTCGAAGCTTTGTTTCGCTGATGCAGTATTTCTTGTCCTTGCCTTCTGCGACCTTAATAAATTCGCGGTATTGCGCTTTAACGTACTTCGGTGTGCTTTTGCGTTTGACCGCGTCTTTGGCATATTCTAAGGCCTTCACGCGTTATCATCTCGCGTGTCGCCCATGATCGCCTTGAGCAAAGGATCGTCTTCCGGTGTTTCCTGCGTCATGCCGTATTCATGCAAAATTCGCATCAGCGTTGCGGTTGTCTTGTTTGCGCTGTCCGTCGTTCGGTTGTAGTCCGTGACCGCCGGGTTTGTATAAAGGTTGCGTCTGCCCTTCACGTATTCCTTGGTCACGACAACGCCGCTTTCACCGATCTCTTTTTCAAGTTGTTCCAAGATGGATAGCTGAACTCTATAGCGTTCAAATGTCGTCACAAAGAAAAAGTTGCTTTGTGCGCCACTTTCTTCGGCAAGCCTTAAGATTTCCTGCGCTTGCTCGTTAAGACTTTTATTCATAGTATTATATTACTCCAAAAATTCAATAGATAGCTAATTTTCGTATTTGGAGGGAGGCGTGTGATTTTACGTAAATTAAATTTCAGCCCCTTCAAATCTGGGGGGGTTACTTTGATAGCGGGCGACAAGCTGCCGCAAGTAATCCCTACTGTATTCAGAATTTAAGGCATCAGCTTTTTTGTGGCAACTTGGGCAAAGGGGGCATAAATTAGAATCGTCAAGCAAACCGCTTGGATCTTCTGCGAGTGGAACAATGTGATGTACTTCAAGATTGTTGTAGACAAATCTTCTGTCCTTGTCGTAGCACATCAAGCAGAAAAGAAAATGATCCCTAACTTGCTTGCTCTTTTCGTGCCATTTGTTCTTTGCTCTCAGATCGTCAGCTTCGCTTTGCCTTCTCTTCGATACACGCTTTTTGCACTTTTCATTATACTTGTGAATCTTTCCACACACAGAACAAGTTTTCCACATTGATAGTCATTCCTTGTCTGTCCTTGGCGGGTGTCCTTCTTCAAAGCAAATTATTATTGTTCCTGCTTCGTTTGGCTTGAATTGTTCTGACTTACAATTCATTTGCATTTCAAATCAGCAAACCCTTTTTGCTTTGTGTTATGAACGTGGGGTTATGGGATGCCATCCATTCTTTGCCTTCTTCGTGCGCGTTCTCTCCGCCAATCACAACCACGTTTCACCTTTTGCTACCTCCTTCTAGGGTTTATATATGGTTTCGCTGTTCCCATTTTACGGGAGGGGTATTTCCGTCGCCCTTCTTCCGATGCCGTCAGCCGCCGCGCCCCGCCTCTGCGCTTGTTTGTGGCAGCGCACCCGAAGGGCGGAGAAGAAGGAAGCCGCCCAGCACCCCAAATTGTAGGAGGAACGAAAAAAGCGGAGGATTTACCCGCCGCTTTCCACGCTAGCATTTTATCAGAAAAAAACCGCACTAAACCGCACTATCAAAAAAATATTTCCGAGAAATGTTCAAGGGCTGAATCGTGGATCACCCGTGACCAGGTTTCGCCTATTTCCATCCGGGTCATGACGGAAGCCCAGCTTCGACCGTCTATATACCGGAGTTCTAACAGCCGCTTTTCCCGTTCGTCCCGCATTGCATCTATTGCGTTCTGAATGTCGAAGCGTTTCTGGTTGAGTTCGACTATACCCCTGTCCAACTGCTTTTCAAGGTCTATTTTCCTGACCATTGCGCTTTCAAGGCGTGAATGCTCTCCAGTTCCGCTTACCCTTTCGGCTTCAAGTGACGGCGTTGCACGGGTCGCGTTGTCCATAAGACAGGCGATCCGCTCCGACTTTTCTGAAATGCGCTTGGACAGTTGCCGAAACTCCTGCAATACGCCCTTTGCGCGGTATGCCCCGTCCGTCACCTTGTCGCCCCCTTAAGCAGCATCAAGACCAGCAAGGAAATAACGCTTATAACGCTTATACTCCCCGGCTTCGTTACGGTGGATCTCCCAAGTGTCGCCGACGGTGTACCCGGCTTTTTTGATTTCCAATATCCGCGCACCCAGCCGCATACAGCCGAAAAGGTTCAATGCTTCAAATTGTGTAAGGCTTCCCCCGCCTTGCATATACGCCAGAATTTTAGTTGTCTGTCCGATCATCGTCTTCCTCCCTTACACGACATTCACCGTCAACATTAAACGGGCATTTCTCGCACCGCAATTTCAACGAGTCTTGATTTTTACCGTTTTCGTCGTAAGTCATGAACTTCATGCACTTTTTAAGGCTATCCCGCTCTATTTTTATTTGTTCATGTTCTTGCAATAGCCTGTCAGCTTCCATTGCCGCTACGATGTATCTTTCATAACGATGTTGCGCTGGGCGGACAGCAAATTTATGAAGCATCCTGAAATAGTCTGCCATATCCAGCAAATAAAAATGCATGGCCAAGCTGTCAAGCATCGTCAGCCTCCTGCTGTTCGTACTCATCTAACATCCTTCGAACAAATTCCCTGTCCGTTTGCGAAAGGCTTTTGATAAACTCGCTGTAAAGGTTTTCTCGCCTACCTGCATCACATTTAATCATCATAAGCTGCATAGCGTTCTGTGCTGCTCGTACTATCTCGCAAATGGCGATAATCCATATGGCGAATTTAATCATCGTCAGCCCTCCAATTCTCCGGCACACACGCAAAATCAAAACTGCAATAGGTTTGCTCGTTATGGCAATCTCCATCCTCGCCATAATAGGAACAGGCTCTGCAATCAGAAGTCACATCACCATATCTTTCTACGAGATAATCCCGCTCCCCGGTCAGGTTGACGATCCGCGTTTCCATGCGGTCGATGATGTCAACCAGATGGAGAACATACGCCGCTAATATTCCCTCTCCACGTTTTTCGTCTGCCATTACATCCCATGCGAAAGCCGCAGATAAAGCATTCCATGTGTGCGCGTCTTCGTAGGTTTTCGGAAGATCGCTCAGATCCACGCCCAGCGCGGCAAGGCGTTCTTCAAATGTCATTTGCCGTACTCCTTTCTGAAGTATACTGTCTGCTTTCTCAGCATATTCAGATGCTCCCGGATAGTGACTATCTTACGTTCCAGTGCATAACTAGTTTCTCGCACTTGCATCCCCGGATCTTTATCCGTCACGTATCCACTACCCACGAACGGCTTGTAATCCATGCCACGCGATCTGCGATCAAATTCATTGGCGCATTCGATCAGATCCGCGGTTTCGAGTTCAATTAACCGTATCAGCGCATTGTTTTTCATTTTTGCACCTCCACCTGCGGCAGCGGTTCATCCGCCCATCGTGTCGGCTTCGGCGTGTATTCCGGCATAAAAGCGTATTTGATAGCAACCTCCGTTTGATGTGCTATTAACCCGTCCCGCGTTTGTGGGAATGCCGTATACATCACTTCAAGCGCGTTTGAGACAACACGTGCCGTGTCTTCGGTCATCCGCACCACAATCATAAAAGCCCCTCCCTTGCGCTCCTTTTGAGTATTGCCGAAGATAAGCGGTTTTCGGTGCGCTCTATCAGCGCATAAACATCCCCTTTGACCTCCCTGTCATGCGGCGGGAGTTTCCCTTGCAACTCAAGATAAATAAGACGCTTTTTCAAATCGTCGATATGGTGGTCAAGGCTTGACTTGTGTTCTTCGTCCCATGCTCTCATGCAGGACGGTTTGTCGAAGTAAAGGCTTCGGCTTTTTGCTTTTCGCTTGTATTGATGTGTCCCCGGATAAAAGCCGAATTTTTCGCCGCACCACGGGCATACATCTTCACGGAATATTCCCCGAAGCTTGCTTCCCGCGTTACCGTTGATCTTTAACCCCCGCGTCGGGAATGTTGACGCAATTTCTGATAATGTCTCGTTGCCGATCATTTGCGCACCTCACAGATCCGTCAGAAATTCGGCCTTAACGTATCCGCCTTTATAGACCTTCGCCCACAAACTGCCATCCTGTGCATAACGCCATCCCAAGACGCTTATCTTGACCCCCGGCTTTATCCAGCATATAAGCCGCCCGTTTGGGGTCTCTCGCTTTGCCAACGCGCCGCCTTGAGTATTTACACGCATCGTTTTCTCAGGGGCTAAACGGTCAAAATAAGCGGCATTAACGAAGGATTGTCGTGGTGTCTCTCCTTCTAGCATCCAGCCGGGTTTTGGGTATATCCTCAGATACCCGTTTTCCGGTTCGTCCGCTTCGACTTCGTAACCAAACCGAACGCGTCCGATCTGTCGCCCATTGGGATCTGCGCTATCCCTTATCCACACCCATTCCCCCTTATGCACTACGCAAGTGTAAGTTTCTGCCTTCGCCAGCCAACAAATACCGACCGTCATCAACAGGATCAGCATCATCAGAACGGCAATCCGCAAAAGCCGCTCCAGCTTGTCGGTCACTTCTGCAAAAAGGTCTTCAAAGTCCCGCTTGTCCATTTTTGCTCCTTCCGTTAGTCGAGTTCAAAACGTATCTGGTTCTTTTCTTTCTCAATTCTTTCAGTTGCCTTGTCGAAGTATTCCTTGTCGATCTCAAATCCCCAGTATTCAAGCCCTTTTCGATAACACGCTATTAAACTGCTTGCGCTGCCAACATGGGTATCAAGGATCTTGTCGCCCGGTTTCGCGTAATTGTTTAGAATCCACGTATAAAGTTGTATAGGCTTTTGCGTCGGGTGAAAGCGGTCTTCTTTTTGCTTCATATCGCCTTGAAGCATCCCGTTCCAAACATATCGAAACATCCGCGCAACCCCCATACCTTCGGACATCCAAGCATATTCACAATCTGAAAAATCGTTTTTCATTTGTTCATAGCATCTTTTATCCCAGCAAATAAAGCTTTTTGACGGTTTTAAGTATTCTGTAAAGTAATTCCCCCCCCATATAATTTGTTTTTTTGAAACACGGAATAACTCTTCAAAATAATCTTTTGATGGTCTTATATCCCATTCGCTTTGTTTTCTATAATCACGTCTATTTGCTGCGGCATATCCGTGTGTCCTTATTGCCCCTGACTTTGTATAATTCATGCTCATACAGCCGATCCCATAAGGTGGGTCAACTACAGCAAGGTCAAAGAAACCGTCTGGAAACCGTTTAATAGCCTCCATGCAATCCATGTTATAAAAACCGGACGGCATTATTTCAGCACTCATTAACCGTATCTCCTTCTAACCTTTCGATCACGACCGTAACGCCGTCATCGTCCTCCAATGTGAATCTGTCACACAGCGCACCCACGTACCGCTGCGAGTCGTTTTTTATCAGCCCTTCAGCGACCATTGCGTCAAGTATGAATTTCTTGGCGGAAAAGATGTTGTCCAAATCCCGCCGATGGGTTCGTTCAAACCAATAGAACAGCACCGCGCATTGATCCCTTACCGCCCAACATTCACCCCGCCCACGCGCTGCGCGGATGCTTAACCGTATAAGCGTGTCGGTTTCTTTCTTTAACTGCGCTCCAGCGTAACGGTTAACGCGGTTTGCGGCTATTAATTCGTTAAGGCCGGGAAGGCGACCATGCACCGTGAAACTGTTCACTTGTAACGCCAAACCTCCTTCCCGTATATCCTGTTCCCTTCGTCGAAAACAAACCCCATCCCAAGACCTTTTTTGCTTGGCACCCAGATCCTTTCCGGGTTCCACGGAATCCAGCCCATTTCATCAGGTTCGGTCGATAGTCCTTCGATGTAATCAGGGTTGTCTATCCATTGCCCCCCCCCGATTGCGTATTCATACAACCGCGGGTGCGTTCGCTTCAGCCGTTGGAATCTGCTTTCCCCTTTTTCTAAGTGCATTCCGAAGCCGCAGAATACGCAACCAGTTCTATACGCTCCTGTCGTTATGCGTTTTGCCCCCGGTGTATTTGGCATCGCCAATTGATCGCTATTGTCTGTCCATATAATGTCCCCATAAACAGAGCAAATTGGTAGGTTATTGTTTTCAATGTACGCAAGAACATCTTGTTCAGTCCAGAACGAAAGTGGTTGACTACTCTGCTTTTTACAATCGAATGAATTGCACCCGTGTTTTTTCCACGCTTGCTCTCTCATCTTGCTTTCATTTGCCAGCGTTCCGATGAACGGCTTATTGTCGCTTTCGCGCTCATACTTGTGTATCGGACTTTTTTTCATGGTTGCGCAACAATCCGCCCCAATGAGGAAACGCGCTTTCTGTGCCAGCGAAAGCCATTTTCCGACGTTGAACCTCGACAGCGTGTCATTGTATTTCGCTTTGTCGAGCAATCTAAGTCTGTAATTATTTACGCCGCTTGCACTGATGTTTTTTCGTGCGTAAAAAATACACTTTGCAATTTCTTTGCTAACCAATGGATAACCATACTTTTGAACAACTTGATCAAAGACCATTTTGGGTCTGACCACATCAACGTTGTCATAGCTTTTCGCAAAGGCCTTTATTTCTGGATATTCAAGACCAGTATCGGAAAACACCGCTGGGACATCAGGAAAGACCGACCGCACAAGATGAAGCAGAACTGTCGAATCCTTGCCGCCTGAGAAACTGACATAAACTTTTCCCCCGAAATGGTGATACCATTCTCTTATCCTTAACTTGCTTTTTGCTATCTTTACTTCAAGCGGCAACGCTTGGAGTTCTGCAAGATATTCTTTCGTGAACTCAGGCATAAGCTGCCTCCTTGGCGCGGGGACGGTTGTACGGAACGAAACACAAGCTTTCCCCGTCCCCGTCGCCGTTAATCTCACCCGTTCCGGGTGGTTGGTTGCGTCCGTATGGCACATCCCGCAGAGTCCTTATAAAGAGCATTTCAACTTACGCAAGACACGGGGTCTTTCTGCATGGACTACGGACGCTATTCCTCCGGCACATCGCCGGGAAGAATCAATCAAAAACTTCGCAGGAAACGACACGACTTCGCTTTCGCGTTGCTTTGCTGGACTTGTCACATCATCACATTAACCGCACTCTGTTCTTCTCCGCTGTGCCATTGCGCGCACCATGCCACTCTCTACCTTTGCCTTTCTCAACAGTTCATCACTATTGCACTTCAATACCACGCTTTACCTTTGCGTTTCATTCCCCAGCTGTACTTTCCCCGACTACACAATGCCCTTGCTCGTCGATGCAGATCAATACCAAAGCATGGCATCACACAACAACACATAACCTTCGCCGCACTTCCCCGCTGCCTTGCGACACAACGCCATCACGTCACGTAACGGTGCGTTGCATTTCCTTTACTTTTCCACGCAAGTCTCCGCCGCTACCGCGAATTGCTGCGCCTCGCCGTTGCTTTTCAACGCCTCTCCCGTCATTGCTCTGCAATAACCATGCCATTCTTTACCTTACGAGACCACAACGAAGCCTTGCATCACAAAACCGATACGTTTCAACGCTCAGCATCACGGGACATTACCTTTCCGTGACAATTCGCCGCGGTGCTGTGCCGTTACGCGATACGTTCCCACCTAAACGAGCCGCGCCCGGAGTTTCGCCATTGTCCAAGTCCCTTTAACTCGCCATAGTCCAACGCGGCTTCGACCTCGTCCCATGTTACGGGCTTGCTTTTCCCTGTCCCGGAATTTCCGACCAGCGTAACGGAAAATTCCATTTGCCACGGCGGCGCGATCTCTTCGCTTGATGCCAATGTGACGCGTGGGCCTTGCATGGTTTCAGCCCGTAACGACCGTTCGCAATATCCGTCCGGCTCTTTCTGCGGTTCGCCGTGACCGTCCAATACGGGTATAAAGTCAGGCTGGATAAACAACAGGTTGTCTATCTTCGACTTCGCGGCTGCAATGCCAAATTGATCTTTGAGCGTGGTAAAAGCCGCCTTGAAAAACCCTTTCACGCAATGCGCACCGATGACAATTTCACCGTGGTTTCCGCGAAGGAAGACCGTCAACCCGCTTTCTTTGATCTTCTTCATGGCTTCTTCAAGTTCTTCCGAGCCGGGAAGCATGGCTTCCTCCATCGCTTGCTTTTCAAGGCTTCCAGCCTTGACCGCCACGTAACGCGAATGCACATCAGGGTCAGCCGGGTTACTGCCTAACAGCGAAGTCAGGCCGCGAAGCTTATAAGTTCTGGTTTCTTTGGTAATAGTCATGTTTTGCTCCTTTCGTTTTTCGGCTTAAGTGCCGTAACCAACATCTCCCGGAAGCCGCCCGTGCGAGTCAATCGCGGAAATATCGACCTCCATAACTTTAAATTCCTCTGGCGAATACTCGCGCTGGGTCAGCACCTGACCGTATCCAACGCCGTTGTTTGTCGGACTATCGCGCCCCTTCCCGGCAAGGATAGCCCGCCAGAAGTTCGGTGTGATCCGTTCCTTTTGGTTGCCGTCCACAGCTTTTTCCAAGGCTTCCCGCAGTTTTGCGCTGCCGTATTTTTCAAGGTCTTCTAACAGCCGTTCCCGCGTGGCGAAGTCCTTTGAAAGCCCGTACCGCATCACCAGCGCATCGGCTTCATGGTTGCGTTCGATGTCGGCGGTCAGATCCTGACCATCAAAAGCAATTACCTTTTCGGCGGCGGCGGGGGCGGTTGCACTTTTACTAGATACGTTTCTTTCTTCTACCACCCCCGTTATTTTTCTGTTTCTGTTTATATATTCTGTTTCTGTTTCTGTTTCTGTTTCTGTTTTGGTTGCATCTGCATCCGTTTGCATCCGTTTGCATCCGTTTGCATCGGTCTGCATTGGTTTGCTTTCTTCTGTATTCCAACGAGCATTGGCGGCGGCTTTCCGCTTTTCGCTGTTCGCCTTGTACGTTTCCAGCGCGTCCCGCACCTTTTCGACGATGAACTCAAAAGCAACCATGCCGCCTTCACCGAGTTCGGCTTCCGTCGGCAAGATGCCATCCGTCGCATACTGCGACAACGCCCAGACCACCGCGAACTGATACTCCGGCTTTACGCATTTCTTGATACGTGCCATGTCTTCTGGGTAAATGATGATCCCCACGCTTTTTTCCTTCGCCATTAAGTCACCTTCTTATTAAGCCGATAGTTTTTAGCGATCCGTTCGTCAATGTATCCGGGTTTCAAGTGGTACTTGTCGAGAAAAGCCGTTGTTCCGATGTTGTGGATGTGTTCGTGATGTGCGCGGCAAAGGGGGAGACAACGCCGACCAATATGGTCAACCTTTGTCCGGTTGTTACCCATGCCAACCGCGTCTATATGGTGGAGATCCGCTTTCTGACCGCATACAGCGCATTTCTTACGGAGAAGGCAGCTATACACGTATCTGTCAATATCGTCCGCAAGTTCAGCAAGCGGTCGGTGCGTTGGGACATCGTTGCGAAGGATGAAGTCGATCAGATAGTTGATGAACTCCCGCGCTGTGGTCATGTCGCAATTCGACAGGCTGAAAAGATCGCGGTCGAGGCTTTTGACGATCTTCTTGCGAAACTCATACTTCATTGTTTCTTTGATCTCGTCCGGTTCGTAACCAGCCCATTCGGCTATTTCACCCATCAGGGCGTAAGCCTTTCTGCGCTGTTCCGGGGAGATCTTGCGCCCGTCTTCAAGGCCGACAACAACTTCCCCATACTCACGACGGATAAACCGTTCGGCGTTGTCATAAGGGGCGCGGATGGTCAGGAAACGCCCATCCGCATTAACAACCTCGCCCCTAATGATTTCCATGTCATCCCCCGTTCTTTCGCTTGCTTCCGCAATTTGCGCACAACCGTTTTCCGTATGTTTCAAGGTTTTTGTTTGCCAACCAATCAGCAGAAATTCTTTTGCCAGCTTTTGAAACAAAGTCCGTAATGGGGTTTCCGCATTCCTCGCAAATTAGATCAGTAACAGACAAGGCCGGCATAGTTGCAACTTGTGGTTGCTGGAGCTTGTATCCTTCCGGTGGTTTGTCCGCTGGTGTGCCAACGTCTTCGACCGCTGTGTATTTCGTGCGGTCTTTGTTGTAATAGACATCCGCAGCTATTCCCAACGCCTTACAAGCCACAGAAATCGCGTCCGTTAAGGCCATCTTGAAGCATTCGTCGGACAGATACTTTCCGCTTCGCTCCGTGGCGACAAAGGAAGATCCGCCCGTTCCGGGGATGCCGTGGGAAACTTCGCCGCTGTCAGGGTCTTTTACGAACAAGAGGACATCCACGAAACAAGCCTTCTGCGCGGTCAGTTCGTCGAAGATGATCTCCTTGCGTGTGATCTCATACCACCAGCCGAAGCCGCAAGCCCCGAAGATCTCCGTCATCCGCTTGATACGGTACATCGGGTTGATGTCGCTCATGCCCTTCAGCCGCCCGGCTGTTATGGGCGTTAATGCTTCCGCTGGGACAGTTCGGGCTGCGTTGTAAATGCTCAATTTGTCCACGGGAAGCACCTCACTTTATGATGGTCGAAAGTTTGGTTTCGATGTGCGCTCCCGGAACATTGCATGTCTGCAACGCCTTCTTCAAGGCGACTTTATCCGGTTCGGTCGTGACCTTCGTGCGGATGAACTCGTGCGGGATCTGCGCCATATCATCAACCGCGACCGACTCCGAAAGCCTAAATTGCACATCCGACCGGATGCCACGATAACGCTGACCAGCGCAAGCGTAAGCAAGATAGTTTTTCAAGCTTTCGACCTTGCGTTCTACGGCCTTTCTGCGCCACGCCAGCTTCGCTTCTTCGGCCTTCATGGCCTCAGCTTCTGCCGTAAGGTTTTTGACCCAACACGCAACGCCGTCAACCTTGTCGGCAAGCTGCATTTGCAACTGTTCAAGTAGATCCTGATCGAAAACCTCTTCGGTTATCTCCCCGGTTTCCGGGTCAATGACTTCGGTGTAGCAAGATGTGATCGCGTTGTTGATCTCGTAAAGTGTCACTCTTCCGCGCCCCCTTCCGGCTCTTCCGGGTCAGCATCAAACCCATTAAACATTCCAAGCGCAGTATCAAGTTCGTACTTGATTTCCCAAAGCGTGTTTCGCATATTTTCGATGATCTCCGCCATTTCTTCGCGGGTGTGTGCGGTCGCCTTAAATGCGGAAGACTTCAGTTCCTGATCGCTAATTCTTAGGGTAAATTCGCCCTTATTAGCAGATACTTGAATACTATCGTCCCCGAAGGCAGCTTGTAGTTTTCTTACCATTGCGTTTGCTCCTTTTCTGTGATAAGATAAATACGGTGTTTTACGAGTGCTCCTTTCGTTTTCACCACTCGGCAGCGGCTGCATCCGCTGCCGTTTTTAATTCCCGGTATTCCTTCAGCGCGGCTTCGTATGCCGCTTTAGCGTTGGCAAGTTCTACTTCGTATGTCGGTGTGTGCGTAATTCCCCAGACCTCAACACCGACCACCAACAGCAAGACCGCCGCAACAATTCGCAAGGGCTTCATTAAATTCACCTCCCATTCGTCGGATAATTCTGAGTTCGCCTTCCGTGAAAGCGGTGGGCTTTTTCATTTTCGCGTAAAGGGTCGCTCTGCTTATCCCCAGCAAATTCGCCATCCGCTGCATCGTCAGCTTATTTACTGCGATAACCACCCTGACCGCCGTTCTGATCCGCTCGTCCGCTTCGCGTTCTTCCTGCAACCGTCTTTGTCTTTCGGACTTGTACGCCGCCATCAGATCACCCCCTTTTGCGGCGTTTTTAGGTCACGCCGATCTTTCGGTTGTGGTATCATTCCGGTGTGCAAGAAGATCATCGACCTTACAGCCGAGAGCATCAGCAAGCCTTGTTAAGTTCCTCACCGAAGGTTCGGCTTTCCCAGTTTCATAGCGGCAAATGGAAACGTAATGTACGCCGCTTTTCATAGACAAACCGCGAATCGTATAGCCACGACTTTTGCGAATCCATCGTATCGCGTTCACTATATCACCTCCGTCCATTCGTAGTTCATGGGCTACATTTAGCATTATAGCGTGTACGCTACTTTCTGTCAACTACAAAAATAGCGTTTTAACTATTTTATTTTGTTAGCGTTTGCGCTACAATTTGAATAAAGGGAGGTGAGACAATGAAGACCATCGGTGAACGCATCCGCGAATTACGACGAGATGCAAAACTCACGCAAGACCAGCTTGCTGAAAGAATAGGGGCGAACCGTGTCACCGTGGCAAATTATGAACTTGGAAAATACGTGCCAAGTATTGACGCGCTTGAACGGCTTGCAGATGCCCTTGGTGTTTCCCCTGATGTAATTACCGGACGAGCCGAAAAACCGGAAGAAAAAGACGAAGCTTGGGAATTTCGGGAGCGTATGAGAAGAGACCCCAATTACCGCTTATTATTCAGCGCAGCCGAAAACGCGAAGCCGGAGCATTTACGCGCCGCCGCAGCCATGATCAAAGCATTGGAAAATAGCGACGAATAAAGGAAGGGAAAAAGATGGACGAAGACGAATATAGAGTTTATTTCTTGCCGTTCCCCGGTGATATAAACGGCGGGGTCAGAATTGATAATGATGGTTTTGCGTCCATCTACATAAACGCCTATTTGTCCCCCAAGGCCGCAAAGGAAGCCTTTGTTCATGAGATCCAGCACATAAAAAACAATGACTTTTACAATGAAAAAGACATCACGACCGCAGAAAGAGAGGCAAGCTAACAATGAAGAAGTTTTTCGCCATCCTTGCCGCGCTGATCCTTATCGGTGCGGTCGCCGCCGCAGAAGATGCCGTCATCAAAGCATTCAATGATGCCGGGTATCCGTCTTTCCGTGTCGGAAATTCGCTGTATATGACCGTCAATGCAGACCCGTCCTTAAAAGTCGCAGAACTTGGTAATATGGACTTCGGTGCGCTTGGTGGATCTGTCGATCCTGATACCTATCAGGAATACCTTTCGGGGCTTGATACGTTCTATATTTTCATCATGCAAGGCAATAAAGCGACGATGTGCATCGAATACATTCACCCATCACAGGACAGTGAAACAACGAATGTTTTGATCTCAACGGACAAAGTTTCCGAATTGTTTGGGATGTAAAAATGGCAAGTGTAAGAAAACTGCCATCCGGTCGCTGGATGGCAGAAACATATAACCACGGCATCCGCAAAAGCTGGACATTTGAAGCCGCCGATAAAAAAGAAGCGAAAAAGATAGCCGCATCAGCTGAAGCCGAAGACCGGGAACAGACGCGGCGAAACATGACGCTTGATGACGCTTTAGCGGCGTATATAGAAACTTGCAAAGCACAAGGTTACTCCCCAGCGACCGTTGCGGAATACACTTCACGCAAGCGGCAAAGTTACACGGACATATCAGACAAACGAATTGACGCGCTTACCATCCACGACATTCAAGCGCAACTTGACAAGCGAATTAACAGCGGGAAAAGCGTAAAAACCGTCCGAAATGATTGGTTTCTGCTTCGTGCCGTACTTGCCACTTACGCGCCAAATATCAACCTTTCCCGCGTCAGGATAGCGAAGCGGCAAAGCAGACCGAAAATGATCCTGCGGGAAGCCATGCCAGCCCAAATTATGGACGCGGTAAAAGATGCCCCAGCGGACTTTCAAATTTACGTTGCGCTTGCCATGTTCGCCGGGTTGCGACCGTCTGAAGCTTATGCTTTAAGGTGGCGGGATCTGAGTGCTGAACCGATAACCGTCTTATCAGATCCCCCTTATCAGGTTGGTGAAATATCCGTTTCTTCCGCGCTGGTGCGTGATGAAAAAGGTATATACACCCGGAAGCCACCGAAAACGGAAAGCGGCAAACGCACACAAACAATAGCATGGTCTTTATTTGCGTTTATTTACGCCTTAAAGTCACGCGGTAAAGCAGACGACCAAATGCTTACCATGAAGCCAAACAGCGCAACTAAGCGTTGGGGAATGCGAAGAAAAGCACTTCCTGTCCCGGATGGTATGCGGCTGTATGATCTTCGGCATTTATACGCTACAGCCGTTGCAAACTCCGGTGCATCAGAAGAAGAACTTGCCGCAAGGATGGGACACAGCACAAGCGCATTTTCTCATGCTGTTTATGTAGAACTTTTTGAGGAAAAACAGCGGAACACAAACCGCGCACTTGCACGGGCTACAGACTCAACTTTTGCGCAAATTACGAACGAAATTACGAATGAAAGAAAAATAATGCAACAATAACTAGATAATATTGTTGTCGTATATGGGTTCAAGTCCCATCTACCGCACCAAATGAGAAACCCGCACCCAGTAAGGGCAAGCGGGTTTTTTCTTTATATTGTTTTTCTTTTCGGTCTTATTCAATGGATAGTATGTCTTGTATTTAAGACAAATTATCGAATATTTCAGAAAGAAATTACGAATGAAATTACGAACGAATTTACGCATATTTTCGGTAACTGTTTTTTACAGCGGTTTTATCCAAGAAAACGTATCGCATTGTCGTGTCAAGTTTGTCATGACCAAGGATGGCGGCGACCTCTTGGATAACCATTCCGCGAGAAATTAAGTTGGTCGCAAGCGTTCGCCGGAAGCGGTGAGGATGGACATTCGCCACACCCGACTTTTTCGCCAGCACTTTCAGCATGACCCGCACCCCGCCGGGAAGAAGACGCTCGTCACGAAGGCCGATGAAAAGCGCGGGGTTTGCGTCGGATCTGCTGGCAAGATACCGCTTCAAAAGCATAGCAGCAACGGCATCAAGGTAACCGATCCTTTGCTTGTTTCCCTTGCCCGTGACGGTGCATTCAAGTGATTGAAAGTCTATGTCATTGCGATTGAGTGCGCAAACCTCGCTGATTCTGCATCCGGTCGAAAGCAGGAACTCCATCAATGCGCGGTCGCGGAGCGTTTTGCAAGCCTCCCGCAGACGCTCAAGGTCTTCCGCGCTATAAGGTTCGCGGACAACCTTCGGCGTTTTGATCGCGCCAAGATTCGCACACGGGTTACTTTGGATAAGTCCTTCTTTCTGCAACCATCCGAAGTACGAACTAAAAACGCTTCTATATCCGTCGATAGTGCTTTCACCGATACCACGCTTTTTCTCCGCCATCAAGTAAGCGCGGATATGATAGACGGTAACATGACGGGTGTCGGTGTTCGTGTCTGACATAAAACGGCGTATAATGTATGCGTATCTGTCCATCGTATTCTTTGACCGTCCTTCGACTTCTTTTGCGTCAAGAAACGCGTCAAGAAGATCCTCGTTACGGTCGGGTGCTATGGTCTGCTCAACCTCAAACGCCGCTAACGCGTCGCCGATAAGCGGCATTGCCTTCCCCAGCGTGTCAGCGGTCAGGAGTGCGCCCAAGCGGTTTTCAAGTTCGCGCATTAAAACGCTTTTTGCTGCTATAGACATAATATCCCACCTTTCATTGCATCAAAGGGCGGGATCTGATATAATTATCCCGTCCCGATAAGGGCGGGGCGCGTGTCATCTCTTGGCGGGGATCACGCGCCCCTTTTATTATTCAAACCTTACATTAAATTCAGCCGGATAGCCGCCGAACTTGTCATGAAGTCCTTCGGCGGTCTGTAGCCGCCAATATTCGCCCTTCTTTTCCGGCGGAAACTTCAGCAACACTTTTTTAATGCGGTTGTATTCCTCCGGGGTCGCAACGCTATGATCTTCACGCCGTTCAAGCGTTATCTCTCCGACCTTTACGTTTTTAACATCTTCCCCGCGCTTCCGCAGGATTGCGAAGATCTCCGTGGTGTAGGTTTCCTGCATTGGTTCGTCCTCCTTTTCTGCCTGTTCGATCAGCCCCTTGATCAGGCTGGAGATATTTCCGTTCGTCCGCTTGTCCGCAAGGGTTTGAATGCGCTTCCGTTCGTCTTCCGTGACCCGAAAGCGGATCACATCGTTTTTATTGTCTGCCATCGTGGTCGCTCCTTTCATTCCAGAACCAATTCACGCCCGAACTCTTTCGTTGCAAACCTCGTCAGGTGTTCATCATAGTCATTGTATCCATACTCCAGCGCGTCCCAAGGTGCGATATACTCGACCAGAACGCGGAAACCTTTTTCCAGCCCGAACGCTTCGACAGCCTCAACCGCTTTTTCGTATTCGTTCGTCACGGCGAGGAATCCGCCAACGTAGACCCATCGCTTCATGCCATCATCAGGATCATCATAGATCATCTGCGCCCTTACGATGTAGATCGGGAGGTTTCCGCCGAGTCTAGCGATGTTTTCCAGCAGATCCTCCGCCGTTGTCCGGTTCATTCCGATATTCCTGATTTCCATTGTTTTTGCTCCTTTCGGTCGTTTGTGTAATGGTTCCGGCCTTTAGCCCGACCGGAGGGGCTTTTTCGTTTATGCGAGTGCATCAAACCCGGTATGAAGTTTTGTCGCTTCAACAAACGCCATAAGCATTTCATGAAGAATTTCTTGCCGTTCCTTTCTGGTCTTGCTTTCCCAGTTCTTCGCGCCGTAAAGGTGGATGTAAAGTTCTGTGAAGCACTTTTCAAAAGCGTTGGCTGCGATGTTCTCGTCGATGTGGTTTTTCATGGTTTTTGCTCCTTTCGTGTCGGTTCGTTCTCTCAACCTTGTGGCTACATTATAATGCTTTAGTGGCTACTTGTCAATGCTTTTTTAAAAATTTGTAGCCACAATTTTATTTTTTTAGGCATAAAAAAAGAACCGCCCGAAGGCGGCTCAGTTTTTAAGGATGTCCTGCGCTTACATCGTCCCCGACTTCCGGAAGACCCGTCGCAAGGCTTGTTAATGCGCTCAGAATAGCCGCAAGTGCCGCTGTGCTGGCAACCCTTACCCAATCAACTTCTCCGATAGTCGCAGCCGTTCCGATGGCTGTAAGAGCCGCCGAAGCCGCCGTTTGAATAAGTGTCCTTAAAGCGCGGTGAAAAATAGCTTCCCATTTCGTCATGGTTTCACCTTCCTGCTATCAATATAGTTAACGACCCAATACGCCGTGACAAGTGTCCAGTAAATTTGTACTGGTTCGTTACCACGGTTTCTGATTGCAAGGAAAAACGCAATCCCAGCAAGAACAAGACGCAACATTACGCCGCCTCCGGCAGGCTTGACGGCGGGTCTTTTTTCGGTTCTGTCGGAAGTGCGAGGAATTTATCTTTGATGTCCTGCATCACGCCGTTTTTGCCAAGCCGTTCGTACTGCGTCCAACAGTTCTCAAAATTGTCTTTTGCCCAAATAGGGGCGTATCCCTTTGCCATGTAACGGTTGTAGTCGTTGATCATCTGCGCACGAAGAAGGGCTTGCACACCCAGCGACAGCGCACGAATGCGAACGATCACATAAGAAAGAACAGCAACCGCGAAAGTACCGAAAGAAAGCATCCATGCCCAGTTGGCGCGCATGAACTCCATCATAAAGCATTCCCCCTTAAACTGCGTCAGGCGGCTTGTCCGCCCTTAGTATGACCGCGCCTTTAATGTTACCAACATACCGTTGCGCTTCGGATTCCGAATAGCAAGGTATCCATACACCCATCAGAATTGCGTTTTCCGGCGGTTCTACGGGCGGCGCGGGTGTTTCCCCGTCACCATCGTCCGACGGGTCTGTGGGCGTTTCAGGGGCGTTTATGGGCGTGATAAACTGCAATGAAACCCAGCCGTTAAGCCCATCTCCCGCAATGTACGCCCATCCATCTTGCTCCTTAAATACATCGACCTCTTCGCCCTTGGGGAGCGCACCGATCACCGCATATTCAAGCCCCGCGCCATTGCGCACGTTCAAGCGTCCCGTTTTTGTCGTGACGATGCCCGTCCAGATCACCGGAAGATCATCCTCCTTTTGGTCGTAGTCCACATCGTTGAAAGGCGCGAAACAATGCCAGCTTGAAGCCGCAGACATAACAAAACCCGTTTGAGTTCCTTTGGCTTCGTACACGTTCAGACCATCGGCGGCGACAATGCCGATATGGTGATAGTCCTCACCATTCGCTTTAAAAGCCGCATAGCCGGGAACGGCTTTTTTCTGTGTTTCGCCGCAGTATTTCCGTTTGATCGTGTTAGATCCGTGATAGATAGAAAGCCCGTGCTGTCGCCATATCCACACCATGACCCCTGAGCAATCGGTGACACGATGCCCGACCCAGCGCGAACCATATTTGACGGTCATTTCCCTTGTGGCGGATTTTTGTTTTTTTTCCGTCCAAACTTCACCGGATGTTCCCCAGATATAACCCCATTTTTCAGCCAACATCATTTCACATGATGTGAATAGGTCTTTCACCGGGATCTTGCTCACGTTTGCCCCCTGTCATCGTTTGCAGAAAGAAGGGCGACGAGGATGAACCCCGCCGCCGCTCCGACCATGATTCCACCGACAAATAGGATCATAAATACCCCCATCGGCTCTAATTTAAATTGTCCGCCCAAAGTTGAACACGCAGTATCACTGCGTTTCACTGGCTTTTACTGGCTTCCACTTTAAATGCCATCCACCGATGACCATTGACATCCACCGTATTATTGACTTAGGAGGTGGTGTCAAATGGGCATCAATGGTGGCAGGAATTTGAGAGGGGTTGAAGACGGTAGTGGTTTTACCGATCTCCACATCTCGCTCCCAAATTCCATTCGCGAACGGCTCGAAAAGTACATGAAAGAGGAAGATCGAAACCGTTCGTGGTGCATCCAAAGAGCATTGGATGCTTGGCTCAAGAAACAGGGGTATTAACCCCTGTTTCCTTTTCATCCTCGTCCTTTTCGCACCACATACAACCATCGCAGTCATGGGTGCAGCAAGGCGCTTTTGCATTTTCGCGCTGGTATGTACACATATTAGGTTACCACCCATCGTCATCAAGAATTAAACCGAAACGGTCGATGGGGAAATCATCTCGGTTGTCTTGCTTTACTGTCGAATCCCAGTCAGGGTACATTGGCATCACCACCTATGGTTTCCGGTGTACACTGGTGTAAGCTAGTGTACACTATTTTGTCCTATAACTTACAGCCGCATGTTCCTGATCACGTAAACGATCATGAATACACACCCCAATACGCCCAGAATACAAAACGGTATCAGTGTCTCAGGCGCATTGAAAAATTCTTCTAGAGCTTCCTGCATATGCCAGTTGTCCTTTAAATGACGTTCCATTCAGGTGGCAGAGGAAAACACCCCCACCGCCGAAAGGCTTTTTTCTTCATTTTCTCGACACGGTGAATGTTTTTCTTTCTGACTCTCCGCTTTGAATGCCCACGGAGAGTAACCGCTCGGTTAAAGCCCAAGCACCACCTAAGTTCATTACTCATCAATTGTCCAAGAAGTTAAAGCCTTACTCGCCAGCTTCGGGTTCCGGTTCGGGCGTGACCACGACTTCGTGATGTATGTACTCTTTGTAGCCCTCAACCGCATCCAACTGCTCGTCGGCAATCATGACCATAGCGGTAGCGACATCAGTGGCGTTCCACAGGGTCTGGCAGAGAGCGTGGTAATTGACTTTTGCAGCGTCGAGGTTCGTCCAGCCCTCAGAATGGATAGCATAAGTGCCGTTAACGACTTTGATGACAGCATACTTCATAGTGTTTTACCTCCAATTAAGCGTTCAAGAGCGCGGTAATCTGCGCTCCTAGAGTGGTTGCTGTGACATTGGTATTAGGTGTGATCGTTGCGCCGTTGGCGATGGATGCCGTAACACGGTAGAGTTGGTTATTCACGATAAGGAAATCGTTGACAGAATAGGGTTTTGTTGCCGTGAATCCTTTTTCTGTGTTGGCAATCAGCGTGCTGAAATCCCACGGGAGTCCTGCAAGTTTCTCAGCGGCATTTTCGGGATAATAGGTTTCATGACCAACAGGGATAGCAACATCACGGGTAGGTGTTGCCGCTGTAACGGCTGCGTCGATGTACTCCTCAGTTCCGTAGGGGTCGAGCAACTGGGTTTCCTGATAGGGATCGGCGGTTTCGGTCGTTGGTACATCCTTTTCGTAGACAAGATAGATACCAGACATGGCTGACGCGAATGCAGTACCGTCAAACGGATCGTAAATAGAAGCATATGCGCTGTCTCTTATGATTATACCCTTGTTTTGATTTGCAACCCTCCATGCGATTGCCTTGTCTACGCCTGACGCTTCTATGCCTTGGTTTGTATAAACCTGATATTTCCCACAAACCCAGTTTGGCACTGCCAGTGTTCCGGGAGCAATAGGAAAGTCTGATGGCATTCCAGCAGTAGCAACAAATCCGTTTGTGATTAAACTAGATTTGCCATACGTAAGTGTCCCCAAATCCACAATCCCAAACCGTCTCTCCACCGTCCCATCCGGTTTATAAACATCGCCGTTATAGCGCAGGTTATTATCAGCATCCAACTCAGGGATGCCGCGCAGGGTGAGCGAGGAATCGAGTGGGTAGGTGTGGGATTCGTATGGCGCGTATTCGCCGTTGCGGGTGGGGTCGGATAGGTTGATGCAGATGTCGTGGTTGTAGGTTGTGCCATAGATGGCATTTGCTGCAAATTTAATAAAATAAGCATTGCTTGGACTTGTAAAGGTTTTCGCAACTAACGAATTGCCACTAATATAGTTTTTGTTTGCATCATAAAAGCATAGTGCATTGAAATAAATAGTTGATACATAAACGGTATCAGGTAGAATAGGAATATAGTTTTTGCTCCGAATCCTGTCTGAAGTCGCCCACGGTAACCCAGTAGCATTATATAGCCCGCCAACTTCCCATTCTTCATCCCACACATTAAACCCAACCGTCTGCTTCGCTGCCACTTGCACACTCTGCAAACTGCCAGCGTCATACTCATAGTAGTCTTTAATGAAGAGACCCCAACTCTTGAGTTTGGCAACTCCAGCACCAGCAGTAGCGTTTTCGAGGTTATAAACGTAATCCGCGACAGCAGGAGTTAGTGCTTGCGTGAGGTCATAAATCCCTATAAATCCATCACAATTCTTGTCGGAATTTGCGGACATATTCAAGCCCATCTTGAATTGCCCAGTATATTCTGAATTTGTAATTCTTTTTGCCACACCGGTGGCCGCTAAAGAACCAGCTTTAAAGTTGTCGTTAGTTGTTGTATTTGTTAAATAGACATCCGCAAAAATATCGTAGCAGGTATCAAGCATCAAATACTTATGCCCGGCAACAATAGACATGACGTTTGAGATATATTTCGTTCTGCCGCCGCCTCCAGCTGCCGTACCACTAAAATGATAACTACCATTAGAATTTACGGTAATCTCGAGGCCTGTGACGTTATTACCAACCGGGTCAACCAACTGATTCCACGCAATCGTCCCGCCGACTATCCCCTGTTCCCTTGCCCGATTCGCGCCAGCACCACCGGAGCGACGGAACAGATACGGCACTTTATCGGTCAGCCCATTGGCACTCAAAAGCTGTTCGGCAGAACCGACGGTCATCTCATCGTATGCGCCGTTAGCGTTGGCCTTCTGCGTTATTTGGCTCTTTAACTGCGAGAGATCTTCCTGCGCAGCCGTGTCTTGTAGGTCGTATGTAGTGCCACCAACTTGAACTTGGTCAAGATAATCATTCGGCAAATTCGGTCACTCCTTTCCAAATCACCATTGAATAAAAACGCTTACTCATCGTTTCTTCCCCCTTATTTAACGAGGTCGGATAGTTTCTTTTTCGTGTCGCCGAATTGCAGTTCGGTGAAGCGTCCCGCAATTGCGTCATACTCATAAGCGCACAGCCGCACGACAATATCAACGCCAATCCGTTCGTCCATTACGTGGGCGACATCGCCGATGTCATAGATGCCTTCAATATCCACCGCGCCCCTGATGGTATAATTGACAGACGGAACACAATGCGCCGCCAGATAAGCGTTTGCTTGTGTCTCAAGGTCGCCGCGAAGCGCGGAATTATATGCCGCGTCGGTTTCATAACTTTCGCGTTCGATGTCTTGAGTAAACTGCACCACTTTTCTGAATGGGTTTGCGTATTGTGTTTGACTACTGATGGCAGACAGCGTCAAGTCATCCTTGCCCACCGGGATTAGCACCGTCACCACGTTCGACCAATCGTATTCCGCGCTTATCTCTTTCAAACCGCGCCGATACACGATATTCGCGCCGTGGTCGGTGTAGATCGGCGGGGAAAGCGTGATTGAATAGTTATTACGCACCCATTCGCCGCCCCACAACTCCCGGATCTTTTCAAGGCCTTCCTGCAAACTGACCTTCGTCACGTAGAAAAACTGTTTCCCGCCGATGGTTGTGGCAAAAGTGAATATATCTGCGCTTGGGGCGGCTGCACTTTTTAGGTCTGAAAATGCTGTTGTTGCGTATCGGTTGCTGGTCAAAGATCCCGCGCTAGCAACGTAATAATTCTGTGCGTCAAACGAAACATGACGGCAAACGGCGTTTATTTTCGTCCCCGTAAATGTCGGTTTAACAACCCGGAAAGCTTGTCTCCCGCTGGGTGTATCTACGGCAATTATCCGGTTGCCTTGCACATACTCTTTTTCAGAGTTCGGACAGACGAGTGTCAACGTATAGTCGCCGTTTATCTCATTTCGCACCCGTGCGGAAAAAGGACGAAGAACAGCATCACCGTTTGAAGTATAAACCGTATCTCCAGCCGCAAAGGAACATATCATTTACTCACCTTCCGTCGGAGGTGTGAATACAATTTTGTGGTCGGACACCGTCACACTATAAGCTGCGCTGGTTGCGACTTGCGCGGCAAGTTCAGCCGCTTCTTTCGCTGTTTCTGCGCGTTCCGCAGCCGTCCCGGCTGTTTTTTCGATCAAAATTTTAGTTAAAGCAATCTCAGGAATATTCATGTATCCTCACCTCCGACCTGTTTCCAGCTGCCGTCAATGCCCTTCTGCCACATCTTGGTAACATCCTCAAGGAAGGCAAAAGATCCAGCGTCACAAGTGGGCAGGGTTGCGAGGTCAGACGCGGATTGGATCATAAAAGTCCGTTCGTTCGAAGTTGTACTACCTTTTTCTACCCAAGACATCGTGATTCCCCCTTATGTAGTCGGTAGAGTAATGACCAATTTATGGCCTGATACAGTAGCAAGCCCAGAAACAGACGTTTCAAGGCTTGTTATGCTTGATTCTGCGGTATCCAAACGGTCATCCAGCCCGGAAATGCTCGATTCTGCGGTATCCAGACGGTCATCGAGCGCACTGATCGCGTCTCCCGTGGCTTTCGCGTCTGCGCTGTCTCCTTGGATGGAAAGCGTCGGATCTACAGCGTGTTCGCCGTCTGCGCCTTTAAGGATGGCTATTTGGATATTGCCGAAAACGCTGCTTTTCGTTTTGAATCCGATGGTATCAATCGGGGACGCAATAGAAAAGTCCATCGTTTCCATTTACGTTACCTCCCCGACCTCGTCAACCAGCGTGATCATGCCCCTCATGACCGTAAACACATCATCCCCGGCTTCAATCCGCAAGTCGTAATAGTATGACCGAATTTCTGCGGACGCTGTGTCCTGCGGGTCTACATGAACATAATAAAGACCGTCGCCGTCGTTCGTGATGCCGTCCCCAAGGGTTTTCTGAAAGACAAAGTCCGCCGAATCGTATGTCGGTTTCATGGAAAAATACGCCCCGGTCAGATCGTCATCATAGTCAAGCAGTTTGAAGTTGAACGCGAGGGTATCCCCGCGAACGTGAAAAAGGTTCTTTTCTTTCGTCACGTTGATTCCCCCTTAGATCCATCTAGAATATTCAGAGACAACAAATTCCGTAAATGTCCCGGTCATTGAAATCGTATTTATTCCGGGTTTAAGATGAAGGTTTTCATAATTCCCAGTACATAAGCGGTTTGCAAGTGAAGTCCCGCTGTAAGCTTGCATTTTATTTGTGTCAATAATAAGATCTGTTGCTTCGCTTGCGCTGATCACGACCGGGGCATTGTCATTCACTTTAATAGTGCAACTTTGCGCACCTTCTATTGTGTAAACAGGGGCAGAAATAGTATTTCCGCGGTTGTTTACCAGTACACCAGCAGCCCCGGAACTTGATGCTTGAATTTGGAAATTGTTGAATTTCAAGTTGTTGATGATTGCCCAGAAATTATGATTTTCATCTTGGTTAACCCCAAACATAATTCGGAGGTAAACATAATTTGCAACAAACGCTTCGCTTACGGTCAACGTAAGATGAACTGTTCCGGGTTCAGTAACAACAATACATTGCTTAGACGAGTATTGGAAATCGTACCCGGCAATATATTCGTTAGTTTCAACAACACCGCCAAGATCCGTTTCAGAAATACCGAACAACATACCACCGTCAACAATTTCGCCGCTTTCAATCGTAAGATAGACATCGTATGTCCCCGGCAAAATCATTGCAGGTGTTTCCATCTTGTATGAATTTGGATATGGTAACGGTGCGCGGTATATTATTATGCTGCCTTGTTGCTGCCTAATATACGCGCCCTTTTCGCAAGAAAGCGTATATTCACCGTTGTTATAACCCCATTGAAACCAATCTTCTGATCGCGTCATTGCAAACGGAAGTAAAGGGGTGGCACAATTCAAAACTATTGAAGCCGGGATGTGTATTTCTGGTACAACGCTGTGCTTGTACGGTTGAACGTGGAACACGACATCAGCCTCGCGGAATTTCCGCAGACGGTCAAGCGAAAAGCTTTCAACGATAGTATAGTCATAGACTTTATCCGGCTCATTGGAAAAGATCACCTTACCGGACGAATTAAAGTATTCGACAATATCATCTTCGGCATAAACCCCGCGAAGGCCGATCTTTACCGTTCGATCATACCCGGAAAAGCCAAGGGGCGTGATGATGTCACCATCACGCCCGTCAACCTCGTCAAGTTGCACCCGCATTGGCGGCTTCACAACCGGGGGCAACGCTTGAATCATCAACCCCGCTACTTCGGTGCTTTTCTTGCCATTGAGGATAATGAAATTCAATTTTTCACCCCCTTATCCGTAAACCAGCCGCGTAACGGTGTTATCAACAAACCGTCCAGCCACCTCATCATCAAGGACAATTTTGACGCTTCCCAACGCCTTCTTGAAAGCGTCAACCATGTCAGCCATTCCGGTTTCCTGACGGTTTTGTTGTGCGGCTGTGGCAAGTGAAACGCTGCGCGGCTGAATTTCCGAACTGTAATAGTTAAGCGACCTATTTACAACGCTCTTATCGTCCCGGCCTTCGTATCCAGCCGCAAAACTTTCCGCGACTTCTTTGCCAATGGTTTTGAAAGTATCTTTGTAAGATCGTGCCTTTTCAGCCATTGCATCACAAACCTTTGCGACAGCGTCAACGCATGTTCCGCTTTTGCCTTTAAACCCTTCGGCAAGACCTGATCCCATTGTTGAGCCAGCGGAACTAAAACTTGACTTGTAACCGGATGCCGCGTTGACCATTTTCCCGACAATGTTCGTGACGGCATTAGCGCAAGCGGTCGCCGCTGTGCTTACGCCTTCGCCAAGTGCCGCGCCATATTGCTGACCATACGAAGCAAGCGTTGACTTGTTGGTCTCCAACACGTTTTTAATTGCGGTGAGAATGTTATTAATGGCATTAACGGCGGCTTGTCTACTTGCGTCGATACCGTCTTTAAACCCCGTCATCAGGATCTTCGCGGCGGCTTTAAACTCCGCTGACTTGCTGGTCACTCCGCTTGTCATGGCATTAACCACGGCATTCATGGCTTGCTTGGCAATATCCGAATTATTGACCATTGCCGCTGCAATCGTATCAATAATGGTTTTGCCATCGTCGCCCATGTTCGCGCCTTCGGTCGGAACAGCATCTTCAAAACCTTTTGCAATGCCTTCGGCAATAGGCTTACCAACTTCAGACGCGGCAAGCGTTGACGGCGAATGAATGCCGAACGGGTTCTTGATCCATGTCATGAAGTTGTCGGCTGTTTCCTGCGCCATGCTTGCGATATTTGCCGGGGTGCTTTTGATGCCTTCCCAAATACCGTTCAAGATGTCCGCGCCGATCTGTTTCAGATCCCCAAGTTTTGCGGTAATCGCGTCACCGATTCCCTTAATAACCTGACCGATCTTGTTCGGAATGTCCGCGACGAACTCACCCAAGCCAGCCCAAAGCTGTCCGAGCATCCCCAAACCGTAAGTTTTCAGCGTTTCGACCTTTGCGATAATTGCCGTTCCGATTCCCGTGATGATCTCCCCGACCTTCGTCGGAATCTCCGCTGTAAAATCCTTAAACTTGCCCCACAAGGACATCAACATTCCATAGCCATAAGTGCCGAGCGTTTGCGCCTTTTCGCTTATTGCCGTGAAAATGTTTGAAACTACCTGACCGATCTTTGACCCAACGCTGTCAAGGAATATCGGCATATCATCCCAAAGATGGCGGAGCATCAAAAGCCCTTGTGCCGCTAATACAGACCCGCGTTCAGATACCGCACCGGGGATCTTTGAAATTATGCTCCCGATCTTCCCGCCGACCGTGTTCAGAAACTCCGGTAAGTTGTCCCAAAGATGACCAAGCAATATAAGCCCCTGTGCGCCAATAGCCGCAGCCTTTTCACGGATGACCGGGGAAATCTTAGAAATAATTTCGCCGATCTTCCCTCCGACCGTTGCAAGGAATTGCGGGAGGTTATCCCATAGATGCCCAAGAAGAACAAGCCCTTGCGCACCAATAGCAGCGGCTTTTTCGCGTAATGCTTCGCCAATCTTGCTGACTATCGGGGAAAGCCGCGTTTTAACCATTTCCCAGAACGTGCCGAGATTGTCCCAAAAGTGCTTCAAGAAAGCTAACCCTTGCGCCGCAATCACGGGAATCCTTTCACGGAGTGCTTCCATGATCTTCGATGCTATCGGCGCAAGCTTTGTTGTGATCTCGTTAAGCCATGTCGGCAAGTTGTCCCACAAATGGTTCAAAAGCGTTTTGCCAAAGTCTTTTACTTTTTCCGCCGTCCCCGCAATGTCAGTTCCCATTTGCGTCACAATGTCGGAAATAACTCCGGCGATAGTCGGCAAAAATTCGCCAAGCTTGCTCCAAAGATATTTTAGAAATTCAAGCCCCTTTGCGCCGACTTCCGGCATCCAAACCCTAAGAGAAGTGAAAATCTGGCTTGTAATATCACGAACGGCTTTCGCCGCCGAAGCGACAACCGTGGGCAGTTTTTCAAAGATCTTGTCAAGCAGTTCCTTGCCTTTGGTCGAAACTGTTGAAGCAAAAGAAGTCAGGTTTTCGCCTATTCCGTCAACTATTTTTCTGACCTTTTCGGGAATCTCTTTAAGGAAATCAGGCAGCTTTTCCCACAGTTTCCGCAGGAGTTCCATTCCTTTTTCTTTAAAGCCAGCCGCAAGATTCGCTATTGCAGGAATGACAACACCTTTTAACTCGCTAAATAGTCGCGGCACAACAGCAGCAAGTGCGCTACTCATGCCCATTACTATTTCAACAACACGCGGGACAATGTTCTTTGCCGCTGTAATGACCGAATCAACAAGCTGGTCGGACAGTTTATCAAGATCGGCGTTTTCTTCGGCAATGCCTGTCAATAGGTTCGACCATGCCGCTTTCACGGATGCCACAGAACCGGAGATCGTCTGGTCGGCCTCAAGTGCCGTTGTTCCAGTTATCCCCATTTCCTCCTGCACAACGTGAATAGCTTCGACAATATCGTCAAAGTTCTTAATGCTGAGTTTTGTATTTTTCCCGTGTGCTTTATTAATTTTGTTTGCGTCTTTAATAAGACGCTCCATTTCCTTTTTCGTGCCACCGTAGCCAAGCTTTAAGTTGTCCAACATGGTGTAGTTTTGCTTGGCAAAACCCTGATATGCGTTTTGGATGCTGGTTATGTCTGTACCCATCTTGTTCGCGTTGTCAGACATATCCTTTACAGCCATATCAGCATATTGGGCGGCGGCGATAGTGTCACCTTTAAGCGAAGACACAAGCGAAGCAGCGAAGCCTGTGACGGTTTCAAGGTATTCATTTGTTGACATCCCAGCGGATTTGTATGCTTCTTCCGCGTTCCGCAATACAATTTCCTGTCCGTTCAACAAGTTGTTGTATTTGCCTTGAACTTTATCAACGGAAGTTCCCATTGAAGCCGCATATTCTTCAAGAGACTTTCCACCCGCGCCGAATAGCGTTTCAACGCCGCCAACAAGTTGTTCGTAATTCGCGTAATTGTCGAGCGACATCTTGCCGACTTCGATGATTTTTCGCGCCAGTTCTGCCATCCCGGCAACGGCTTTTTTGACAGCTTCGGTTGCAAGGTTGGCAAGAACATTCTTGAAAACGGTATAACCGCCGCTTGCGTTTTTTGCTTCTTCCCCGGAACGCTTCGTTTCTACGCCCAGTTCTTTAATTTCTTTTGCGCTATCATCCGCTTCTTTGCCGCTTTCGTCCGTTGCAGATGATAGTCTGTTAAATTCGGCGGTTGTCGTTTGCAAATCAGTTTTCGCGTTGACAAGTTCGGTCTGCACTTTTTTCAACGCTTGTTCGTTCGTTGCCTGGTTTTGCGCGGACTTCAAAACAGCGGCGGAAAGTTCATCAACTACTTTAGCTTGTGCCTTATATTCATCCGATTCTTCGCCGAGTTCGCGCCCTATATCATCCAGCTTTTTTTGCTCATTTTGAAGCTTTGCTTTCAGCTGATCATGCGCCGCGCCTTGTTCTTTGATCTTGGCAATCAGCTTTGTTTCCTCACTCATAATAGCTTGGATCTTCGCTTTTTGCTCTGTAAGAATCTTGGAATACACTTCAAGCTTTTCGGCATCATTGTTTAATTCATTGCCGTTTTCGTCAAACTTTGCGCTTGTGTTTTTAAGTTCCGCTGAAAGGAGTTTAAGTTCCCCAGTTATGCTCTTAAGAGCCGCTTTGTACTCTG